CCCGTTGCAACATTTTGGTAAACTCTTAAAACTCCATCCGCATCCGCAGCTGTAGCATTAACGTCAAGAATTGCAGTGGGGCTGCTCTGGTTAATGCCGATTTTATTGGCACTCGCATCCACAAAAAACATATGTTGTTTAAGATCACTCGCAACACGAAAGTCTATGTTGTCACCAGAGCCATTAACAACTGTTTCGAGTGTGTTTCCAGCTACTCTAAATCTATTTCTGTAACTGGAGCCATCGTACCAATACGCAAGTAAAGATTGCGTAGTTTCACCACCTTCGTTATCCAAACTCAAGAACGTACCGCCAGTAGCAGCGCCGTTGCTGAATTTTACTCCACCTAAACTTACAAAACCTGTGGCAGTGGGGGAAGTCGGTCCACCGAAAAACGTCTGGTTTTGGCCAGCATCGTAGAAAAGTCCGTGGGTTTTGTTATTAGCTCCCTCAACGCGGAAATTATAATCCTCCCCGCCTTCATTGAAAACAAGCTCCGTTGCACTTTTTATGGATAAGCGCGGTTTAATTGCGGAGTCTAAATAACCACCAGAGCCGCCCCCTGTGCCGAACTCCAGCCCGTTTTGTGTGTTTGCGCCGTTCCACTGAATATATGCTTGCTCAGTGCTATCAACACTAGATTGCAAACGAATGCCCTGTGTAGTCCAATCTGCCCCCGCAGCAGTACGAATGGCAATCATATCCAAGTATTGTTGATTACCTGTTTCTTGCTCCAGACGAACCAGACGCTTATAATCGCCAAGGGTGCTTCCTAAAGCATTATCTTCATTAACGGATAGTCTTGCTTGCGGGTTGGATATATTAATACCCACTCTATTGTTGAAAGCATCAACAAATATCATGTAGGGATCGTCTGCGCCCTCAACACGAAAGTCGATGTCGTTACTGCCTTCATTGAAAACAGAACTTGAAGTCATTCTGAGCATTTCAATGCTTGTGCCATTTACAAAGTTGAAAAGCCGTAACCTACCGTCTTCAGAAGCCGCCGTAATGTCTGTAATGTCAGACTGAATTCTGCTTACTAAATGCGTATTACCGTCGCTGTTAGTGCTGTTGAAATCTATATATCCAGCATTATCTCCATTCGCTCCAGTTTTAGAGTGGGTGAGTTTTAATCTTGCGCCTGTTGAGGGGGAGACAGAAGTTGAAACAAAATTCCCTAACGTACTATCTGTACCTCTAACTTCAAAAATAGACGCAGGGCCGTTTGTTCCTATCGCAACCCGATTGTTCGCTGCATCCACAAACAGCATGTTTTGTTGGTTTTGGGATACCACCCGAAAATCTATGTCTTGCGCTCCGCTATTGACGGCAAGCTCATCTGATTTTAGAAATAATCGGCTTCGGCCAGTGCCCGCAACCACGGTCCGTATGTCAAGTTGACCATCTTCAGACCCATCAGTTTCATCAATGATTTTTGCCTCAAGGTTCGCGTATTCTATTGTTTGATCCGCGTCATTCTTGCCAAGGTATCTAACATCACCAATGAAATCGTTTGCTGCGGGACTTGCAGATTCTCTATAAAGGTCCAATCTTGGTCCAATATTAGCATCGGCATCAGTTGACCTTAATTCCAAATTAGTTGTGTTGTCGTGTGTTGTAATTGTTGAGCCGTCTGTTGCGGTGAACCCACCCGTAATGGCCACACCTGCGCTGGTTGTGGCGAGTTTTACATTTGAAGGTCCAACCCCCCCATATGCCAGCTTTACGGGAATACCTGTATTTCCGCCAAGTATAAAACCATTAGCATCGTTATAAATAATACGACCGTTAAAGTCTTCACTGAGAGGCTCTTTAAAGTCTATGAACCCGCCAGCACCTCCACCCAACTCTATGCTGCCGTTACCTGCGCCTCCGTCTATAGTCACTCGGGTGTCTAGGCTTAACTCACCCGTTATGTCTACACCTGTGCTGTTAACGTTAACACGCTGTGTGCCGCCTGTCGAAATACCAACCGTGTCAGCCGCAGGGAAATACAAACCTGTGTTAAGATCGCCCGTAGTTGTCAAAGACGGCAACGCATTCGTGCCATCGTCCAGAGAAATAACATCGTTTGCACTTACAACTATATCTGAGCCACCAGTCGTGTTGCCGTTAGCAAGTATCTCTGAAAGCGTATCAACCGTGCCAACCTGACTATCTACATACGCTTTGATTGACTGTTGTGTGGCCAATTTTGTGGCGCTGTTTGACGCCATGTTGTCTTCGTCTTTAATGCCGGTGACAGTCGCGCCGTCTCCCGCAATGTTCAAGGCCTCCGTGCGAAGCTGTTGAAAAACATTGGTCGTGGTAGCGGTCGCTCCACCGCCATCGAACTTAACCACCATGTCCATTCCAGCAGGAATTTCTAAATCTCGGCCCGCATTATAGGTGCCTTGAAATAGAATTAACGATTGACTGCCGCCTAAACTGTTTCTTACAAATACAATCTTTTCAGCATCGTTGGGGTCTAATTGAACAAAAACATTGCCACCAAGATCGCTCGAACTATAAAACTCAACCCATTTATTGCGCCCATCCGAAGTAGCGCCGTTTGTGATGGCCAAAGTATTAGGGGATCCCGAAGAGGCCGCCGAAGTGAGTGTAACCCGCGCCGCGCCGTTTACGGCTTGGTCCAGAATATCAAAGTTAACGTTAGTGGTATCGCCCCATGTACCGGATTGTTCACCGGTGGCTGGTTTCTCGATCCCGAGGTTTACTGTATATGTACTTGGCATCTTTTATATCCTTACGCTGCTATCCGCGTCCAACTAGCGTTTTGAGATGGTGTTTCCTCCGACCACGCAGGCGATTGACTTGGGGTTTCATTAGTATAACCCGGATTTTGATCCGGGACAATGTTTCCGTAAACTAACACGCCGGAAACAAAACCAGTGGCCGAAACACCGGTTACGTTAACATCTACGGCGAGTTGAGCTTCGGCTACTCCCACTTGACCCAATGCAGGGTCTGGAGCCGTTACAACGACCTCAACAAAAATGCCAACTTCTACAGAACCCACGCTACCCGTGGCTGCAAGTCCGGTAGGTAAAACATCCGCCGCGGCCGTAACCGTGACCGAGCCAACATCCGCAGTAGCTTCTAACCCCGTAACCGGAGTTATTGCGTCGGCAGTAACTGTGACCGAACCAACTTGACCCGCGCCCGCAACACCGGTGGCGTTTACTACCGCCGTTCCCGTTGCGGTAATTGCGCCGGGAGAACCCGTAGCGGCGAGCCCCGACACGTTAATAATAACGCCAGCACCTTCAATAACAGTAACAGAGCCCGGAGAGCCTGTGGCCGAAACGCCCGTGACGCCCGTATTGGCATCGGCGGTGACAAGAACGGAACCTACAGAGCCCGCCGCCTGTAACCCTGTAACCGGAACATTGGCTTCCGCAATAATAGTAACAGAGCCCGGAGAGCCTGTGGCCGAAACGCCCGTGACCGTAACCGGAATAGCCGCGCCCCACGGCCCTTCAGACCATGAACCTCGTCCCCATCCAGTAAGCACCGCCATCTGATTTATCCCTTACGCAATGCGTATGATGGCGTTAGAAGCATCTGCCGTTGGGAATACGACTGTAAAGTCACCATTCGTTGACGTTTTATCCGATCCAAAGTCTAAAATAACCACCGCCGGGTTGCCCGACGCTGAGTCATTGTAGATCATCGCGCCACGCGCCGTGATGGTTGAAGACGACCACGTGGTGTCTGCGAAATCAGTGAAAGCCGTCGTCCCAGAAGTTGTCGGATCAACTCGTGTTAGAGTGTTTCCTCCCGCGCTATAACCGGTCCCGGATACCTCATTAGACGTGGTATACGCAGTTGTGGTGGCATCAAAGGACGCACTGTTTGTATAGAGCGCGATTTTAAAAGTGTCGCCTCCTGAGTTTTTAAAGTTATGCACGGCCTCAAGAATTTCTTTCTTGAAGCTTGTACACATGAAATTTCCTGAAAAGGCCATGCCTATGTCTCCTTATGTGTTACAAGTTCAGATTTCATTGTTTCGGCCTAATTAACATGCCGGTCCGATATTCATCAGTGACTTCTTTGGATTCGCCAAACATTTTCATGCCGCTGATAGCTTCTGTAAACCTTTTTTCGTACATAGCCATAACGTCCGCTTCACCCTTCATAAATATATAGGCCTCCATCAAAGTTCCATAAAGCAACGCCATTTGAGCGTTTTCGCTTAACCACGTCGTGCCGCTATCCGCTCCTGATGTCAAACTGGCTGGACGATAGAAGTAATGTAACTCTACCGCATACGAACTATTGGGAGTTGGTCCCAAAATAAAGTTATCTACGTCAAAAACGGCGTAATACCTTGGTTTCCCCGTAGTCGTAGCATCCGGATTAAACGACTGAACAAAATCAACGTCTTTAAAGTCTAAAAACACGTGATCCCCGTCCGAATCTACAAAGGAAAGCGCAAAAGGCGATAAGTAATCACTAGGACAAGCTAAATACTTGTTTGACGCGGACATGCCGCCGCTTACATTCTTCTTAAAGAGGCTTAATTGAACGTTTTTAAGAATACGCTCTTCCGCTTGTCGTATAAATAACGGCAAATTACTTACAAAAGTCGTTTCATCGTTCTCGGTATAGTCCTGAACGGCTTGTTTTAGCTGCGCATATGTAAAGCTCATGTCACCACCGTCACTATTCCAACCTGCCCAAACCCTGTGGCGGGCCGCAAGTTAGGGTTTTCAACCAAAGGAAGCCCCACATAGACATCCATAGGTTCTATTCGGTCTGGACGAGCATTTTGCAACGCTTCGGGGTCCACGACCTTTCTAAAAGGACCGAGTTGAGGCTGTTTAGGCTCAAACTCGTCCGGGCCGACAAGCAGTCCATTCCATTCTCGGCGCATGAGACGATATTTGTACCGCTGCCCGGAACGGTCAGATATAGCCCATGAATTTTTGCCGGATGCGAACTTAGACATTATCCCACCCTGTAATATTCGTACTTAGGTACGACGTTGAAAGAAGACCGATCCCGGTCTTCCGTTGCAGCACGATCAAACTCTTCTTCGTAAACGGCTTTAAGCATCTGAATACGATTGGGTGCGCGTTTTAGTGCAATATAGTAAGCCAAACCCGCGGCTAAACACGGGTAAAACCGAAACGGCATGTCCATTGTGTTCGTGTAAATGTCCGCATCATCCATGCGGGTAAGCGCGTCATAGTAAACAACGTCTGTACTGTTGTCTGGGACAGGCCAAAGTTTCAAAACTGGCGTAATCTGACGGTCTAAGAAGAATTGATTAACGCGCCCTTGCGTGGTTTTGTTGGGGATCGTTAAAAAACCGTCTCGGCTCAAACGTTCAAGAGAATAGTCCGTCCCGTCGCGTTTAACTACGACAGACAAGATATCGATAACATCTTGACCTAAGTCGTAATCACCGTCTCCGGGAACCATGGTTACAGTACGCTGTTTAATAGTCCACTGGTTCAATCCCCGGTTAGCCCAGTCGGCAAGCATAAGATTTAACGACCTTTTAGCCGTTTTAAGATCGTAACCGGTACGAACCTCTAATCCGCAACGCTCAAACGCTTCTTCA